CAAAGAGTGGAGGGGCACAACATTTTTCATAACTTGTTTGTGCCTTGAGCGAAGCGAAAGGAATGACAAAAACTATGGCAGCATCAGAATATGTGAGGCTTGAAGATAAGATAGACCAAATTTCACATGTATAATCATTACTACCAACCGTCAATATTCGATGGTTGGTATTTTTTTACGCAAAAATGGGGGAACGAATATGAAGCATGAAAAGGAATGGTACACCTGTGATCGGTGTGGATCTGAAATAAAAATGATGCCAGAAAGAAGAACTTTTTTAACAAGGAAAGTGATTACACCGTCAGAGTTTAGTATGAGATTTGCAAATGTAACAGGATATGTTGCTGATACTGAACTTATATCTCCGTTACTTATGGCAGTTCAAATTAAAGAAATATGCGATGTTGGATACAAAGACTTTCATTTGTGTCCGAAATGTCGGAAAAAGTTTGAGGAGTGGATGAAGAATGAAAGACACAATATTGTACATCAGTGATAGAGAAGAAAGAGTCGCAAACTTTTTGAAAAATCTTTTGCCTAAATTGCTGGAATACAAAAAAGAATATCTTTTGGATTTGAGACATGACATTTTGATAACAGATAAGGTTGATGTTGTTGGAAAATCATTTTATGGAAGTCATTTGGGGTGTGGATATGGGTATTGTTTATATTACTGCATCGATGAAACAATTGATAAAAACAGAATGACGGATAAAGATAATCAACAACTAATGGAAATACTGTTTCATGTTAGAGAAGGAGCAAAAGAAGTATCCGAACAGGAAATATTATATATGCTTGATATGAAAGTAGGTGGATGAAAAAATGAGTATGACAGCAGCAATTGAGAGTATAGAGCGTGATGCGCTGCGGCAGGCAATGAAGCCGGAGATTGAAATGTCCTTGGTTGAGCTCGCAGAGAAGATTGCACCATTTCCGCTATCTGAATTTCAGAAACAACTGATTAATGAATATGAAGAGTGTTTGAAAGAGAATGAGGAATTGGATTGCGTTCAGTCGAGTTATATTGGCAGAAATTTTATACTTCGGGTGATTGAAGAATGGAAACGACAAAATCAGATTGCAGAGCATCGCTGTCAGCGCTGCAACCGCCTTTTGGGTAAATTTAACGGACAGGCTGAAATCAAATGCCCGAAATGCGGGAAAATTAATAGAATTGGGGTAAAACGATGTTAGAGGTAAAAGCAACAGACGGACAAGTGGATATTACACAAATGGAAGGTACAGAAAAAAGACTTGTTAGTGATATTGGAACTATCGCGCATAAGGTAATGCTTTTAATTGCAAACGATGGTGCAAAGTCCGCTGACGAAGTTCATTTAAAGTATGGGATGTTGGCAAGGGAACTTGTTGATTACATCGAAACTACTGTACATAGGATTGATGAATTAGGAAAATAGAATAATTCAGAGCACCAGCCGTAGAGTGCCTACGCAGAGAGCCAAATTTCCAAAATGTAAGGAAAGGAGGCTCTTTTTTCGTGGTATCAGCACAAAATAGAGCGGTGGTGGATGCCATCAAGAAATCGGATCTGAACAGCTACAAGGCGCTGAGCGATCTGTTGGATATGGCAAAGGTGATTGCTGATCCCGAGGGGGATCATGATCTTGCCTATGCACTGAAGCTTACAAATTTCATAAAACGGAAGATTCCAACCCTACCGCCTTCCATGGGAATGAACGGGTTGTACTGGCAGACATTAAAGTTTGAAGCGCCGCATGTTTTTGAAAGTTTCATGTTGTACATGGAGAAAAACAGGCCTCCAGAAGAAAGGTTTTATCAGCCCAGAATAAATCCGCTACGGCAGGTGGCAGATGCAATACAGGAGCTTGCTGAGGATAAACTAGATGAGCTGTTTATCAATATGCCTTCAAGAGTTGGAAAAACACAGATCGTAAAATTCGCTTTTTTATGGTGGGGAAGTAGAAATACGGAGCTTTCAAACCTGTATACCGCATTCTCTGACAAAATTACAAAGGGTTTCTATGCCGGTATCATTGAGCTGATTAACGACCCGACCTATACATACCATGAAATATTCCCGGACATTGCAATTGAAAAAACGAGCGGAGATGATCTAACTGTTGACCTTGTGCGGAGAAAAACGTATCCGACATTCACATGCCGTTCAATTTACGGAACACTGAACGGAGCCTGTGACTGTAGTGGGCTTGCTGTTGCAGATGATTTATTCAGCGGTATTGATGAAGCAGTTAGCGTTGACCGACAGGCTACGGTCTGGGCGAAATTTGATAATAACTTCATGAAACGTCTGAAGAAGAAAGCAAAGTTGATCAATATGGGCACCCGGTGGGCGCTTGGAGATTGCCAGGGGCGTAGGTTAAATTTGCTTAAGGAAAGACCAGAGTACAGAAATCGCAGATATAAAGTCGTTTCTATACCGGCATTGAATGAAAATGACGAATCAAATTTTGATTATCCATATGATGTCGGATATTCCACGGAAGATTATCTGATGATGAGAGCATCATTTGAAGAAAATGATGATATGGCATCTTGGTATGCACAGGATCAGCAAACACCAATTGAACGATTGGGAGCGGTATTTGAAGCTGGAACAACAAAGACGTTCATACCGGATAGAGACCTGCCGGATAGAGAGCCGGACAGAATTTTCATGGCAATTGATGAAGCATTCGGTGGTGGAGATTATGTTGCGGGACCGGTCTGTTATCAGTATGAAGATACCTATTACATCATGGATGCTGTGTTTGATAATGGAGACAAGAGTATTACTAAGCCATTGATTGTAGATATGATTCTGAAATATAAGGTTCAGGCAGCACGATTTGAGGAAACAAAAACAACTGCTGACTATAGAGAAAGCGTGGAAAGCATGCTTAAGGATAAGGGCTATCGTCTGAACTCCTATGGTGAGCCAGCACCAAATAATGTAGCAAAGAGAAATCGAATTTTGGATAAAGCACCGGAGATCCGAGAAATGTATTTCTTGGATAGCAAGTGCAGATCAAAGCCATATCAGAAATTCCTTCAAAATGTGTGGGGATATAAAAAAGAGGGAGCAGTCAAGCATGACGATGCGCCTGATTCTATGGCACAGTTGTGTGTGATGAAATATGGAATTGGTGTAAAAACAACAATTATTGATAGTCCTATAGGGTAGGAGAAAGTTTATGGAAGTTTGGAAACCGGTGCGTGGATATGAAAAATATTATGAAGTCAGCAATTTGGGACGAATCAAATCCACTGACAGATTGACCGTTTTTAAAGACGGAAGAAAAAGAACGTTTTACGGGAAAGTGCTTACGATACGGACTGTGAACAATAGCGGATATTTGACTGTTGGGTTACATGATTCCGGAAAAACAAGGACATTTCTCGTACATAGGATCGTTGCGGAAGCCTTTATTGACAACCCGGACGGAATGGTTGAGGTGAACCACATTGATCAGAATAAACTTAACAATTCGGCTGCTAATCTGGAATGGTGTACCCATAGGGAAAATGTGAATCACGGTGATGAAATTGAGCGTGGTGCGAAAAAACAGAGAAGAGCGTTCAAACAGCTTGACAGGGATGGAAATCTGATAAAAGTGTGGCAAGGCTTCAAGCAGATGCAAAGAGAAACCGGATATCAGAGAGCTTCGGTTTATAGATGTTGCATTGGTCAAAGGGAAAGTTATCAAGGGTATAAGTGGGAATATGCGGAGGTAGTTTGATGATTTCAAAGGAAATTTTAACCCAATATAGTGACTTGCAGGAGGAAGTAAAAGAGGTACGTAATAGGATTGAAAGCACTGAAAAGCAAATTGCAAAAATCGAGGAAGAGGGCAATGTTATAGATACTGTAAGCGGCGGAACCGGTGGGATTCAGCACTTTAAGATCGAGGGCTTTCCATATCCCGAGTACAGCAGGAAAAAGAGTCTGTTGTATGTGAGAAAAGCTACGCTTGTAAATCTGGAGCTGGAATTGACTGAGACTTTGAATCAGGTAGAAGAATTTATCGCAGGTGTGGAGGATAGCCGGATAAGACGGATCATTACTCTTCGGTTTATTGAAAATCTGTCATGGAATAAAGTCGCAGACCGTATCGGGGGCGGCAACACGGAAGATAGTGTGAAAAAATCTTTCTATCGATTTATGGAAAAGTAAGGTTGTCCTATATGTCCCGAAATTATTTGTTATAGTTACAATAAGCGAGAAAGCAAATAAGCCATCGTTGGAGAAATCCGGCGGTGGCTTTTGTGTTAGGTGGTGAGATTGTGAGTGAGAAGGAACGTGAGGTTCAATATCGTGGCCGCGTAAAAATATATACGGATGTGGAGGAAATCACAAGGGACAACGTTATCGATGTGCTCACAAAAGCCATGATAAAACATGAGCAGAATAGCACGCAGATCCGCTATCTCATCAACTTTGAAAAAGGCGATCAGCCACTTATCAGGGAAAAAAGCGTTCGGAAGGATATTGATATTAAGTCAATTTCCAATCTGGCGCATCAGATCACAGAGTTTTGGCTGGGCTATTTCTGGGGCAATCATATGGCTTTTGTGCAGAAATCGGATAAACATCCTAAAGGCAGCAGGCCGGAAGATAATGATTCGGCCATTACATTGTTTAATGAGATGTACGATGCCGAGGACATGGAATCCAAGGACCAGCTTCTTGCATATTATCTGGAAGTTTGTGGCATATGCTGTCAGCTTATCGACATTAAGAGGAACCCTAGTGATGGCGAAGCGGTATTTGACCTCGTGACATTGAATCCGTTGTATTCATTTGTTGTTTATTCATCCGATGCCTATGAGCACCCGATGATGGGAGTATCCTACTCGGAGGATGAAAACGGGTCAAAAATTTTTACCTGTATCACGGACAATGAGGAATTTGTGATCCGCGATATGGTAGAAATTATTAACGGCACCAAGAATGAAAAAGGGAAAGAACTCGGCAATGGAGAATATGACATAACAGAGAATCCTTTCGGCAAGGTTCATATCATCGAGTTTGAAAGGGCCATTGACCGCACCGGTGTTTTTGAAAGACAGATAGATGAGTTAAATGCTCTAAATATTCTGGAATCTGATCTTTGCAATGATGTGTCCCAGACGACGCAGGCGAACTGGTGGGGAAATGACATTGAATTAGATTCTGATGAAAAAGGAAATCCGAAGGGACCGCAGGCTGGACAATGGATTTTGACTAAGACCAACGGAAGCGGTAAACAGCCGAACATCAAAGGACTTGTTCTTAATTATGACTATGCTGGTGTCCTTGCCAACATCCAGGCAAAGCACGATGGCATCTTGGAAAGAACATTCACACCGAAGCAGACAGAGCAGAGCGGCGGTTCTACGACCGGAGCAACAAGTCTTTCTTCTGGCTGGACAGCAACCGAAGCGGTAGCGTGTAAGCAGGCTCAGATCATAAAATCAGCGTACAAGCGCCGGAATGACCTTGCGCTGATTGCAATAAAAAAATCACCGGATGTTCCGCAGGACAGTCCGCTGTTAAAACTGAAAAACAGTGATATTGATGTGAGACCTATCCGCCAGAAGACGTTTGATATGTCCACGAAAATCAACTCACTGGCAACGATGGTTCAGAATATGGTCCATCCCAGAATTGCAATGGAGGCAATAGATTTCTTCCCCAATTTAGCAGAAGCAGTAGAAGATTCAGTGCCTATGATGCTGGAATATCAGAGAGCATTGCTTGAAAGTAAAAAAGCCGGGAAAAGTACAAAAAATAAAGATGACCAAGATCCAAATCCTGATGCAAAGCGTATTATGCAAGATTCCAGTGATCAGGTAACAAACAGTCCAATCAAAGATCTGTAAATTGGCACTTATCGAAAGATAGGTGCTTTTTATATGCGCTAGGGAAAGCGTATTTCAAATTTCGCAAACGTTAGGGAAAACGGTAATCGCAGAAACAAAAAGCTCGTAGGGAAACGAGGGTAATCAATCGCAGAAAGTAGAGGTATCGAGATGAAAGAAAATGAAACAGATAAGTTAGAAAATGATCAGATCCAAGGACCCGGTTCTGACACTGCGCTGGACAACACTGTGGCAGAAGACACAACCGGTAATGAGCAGGAAATGGAACTTTCTGTGGAGGAGCAGTTGCAGCAGATGCGCATCGAAAATGCCAAGCTGAAAAAGCAGCAGGAACAGGCGGCCAGTGATGCAGCCAACTGGAAAAAGAAATATAACGCAACTCTGACAGATGCGCAGAAACGAGATCAGGAAAAGGCTGAGCGAGAGGCTGAAAGAGATGCAAAGTTCAACCAGCTTCTGAAGGAGAATACGGTAACTAAGCTGGAAAAGAATTTCTTGGGACTTGGATACCCGCAGGACAAGGCGACAGATGCAGCAGAAGCCCAGTATGACGGAGACACAGATACTCTTTTCAAGATCCAGTCCGAGGTACAGCAGGCACTGATTAAAAAGAAAGAAGCCGAATGGCTTAAAAACAGACCTCCTGTAAATTCCGGCGCTGGCGGTGGAGATAACGAGGATCCGTTCTTAAAGGGGTTCAATTCATAATTTTTCAGAAAGAATGAGGTAAGATATTATGGCAACAGTAAATTATGCAAGTAAGTACAGTCAGAAGGTAGATGAGCGTTTTACGCTGGGATCTCTGACTGGTGCGTTGGTAAACCAGGAATATGATTTTATCGGTGTGGAGACCGTTAAGGTATACTCCATTCCTACCGTTGGAATGAATGATTACAAGACTTCCGGTTCTAACCGTTATGGTGATCCTGATGAGCTGGGGAATAATGAGCAGGAAATGACCTTGTCTCAGGACAGATCCTTCACCTTCACCATCGACCGCAAGTCTTATGATGACACTCAGATGACTATGGAAGCAGGTAAGGCATTGGCTCGCCAGATCGACGAAGTGGTAATTCCGGAGGTAGATATCTACAGAATCCATAAGATCGCAGCATCTGCAAAGAAAGAAAATATTATCGTCGGTGCAACTACTAAGACCAATGCATATGAAAGTTTCCTGTCTGTGCAGGAGAAGTTGGATGATGCAAAGGTGCCTACCGCAGGTCGTGTCTGCATTTGCCGATCCTCTTACTACAAGTGCATCAAACTGGATGATGCATTTACCAAGAAGGGTGATATGGCAACCCAGATTGCTATTCGTGGTGTTGTAGGTGAGGTTGACGGCGTGCCTATTATTAAGGCTCCTGCATCTTATTTCCCTGCAAATGTGGATTTCATTATAACAAATCCCATTGTATGCGTAGGACCAATCAAACTGACTGAGTACAAGATCCATACGGATGCACCTGGTATCTCCGGCTGGCTGGTAGAAGGCCGTGTTCGTTATGATGCTTTCTGCTTATCTCAGAAGCTGGATGCAATCGGTGTTCATGCGACTGCCAAGGTAAGCAGCATTGCAATTACCAAGGCACCGAATAAGACCACCTATTCTGCCGGTGAGAAGTTTGATATCGCTGGTATGGTAGTAACTGCCACTTATGATGACAGCACTACAAGAGATGTGACCAAGCTCATTGGATATGGACCTGAGATCATCAATGCAACCGGGAATGTGACTGTTACATACACTGAGAATGGCGTGACTGTGGAAACCACTCAGGCTGTGACAGTATCTTAAGATGAGGTGATCAGTCATGGTTTGTTATGAAAAAGATGGTGTAACCATGATTGTCAATGAGAACATGGGAAGGATTTTTGAATCTTGCGGTTATCAGAAAGTGGAGAACAGTTCAGCTGCTCCGCTTTCTGTGGAGATTCCTAATAATGATCCTGTGCCGGCTGACAATCCTGTGGAAACAGAGAACAAAGAAAAGAATCAGAGAAAGTATTCCAGGTCAGAGATCACTAGAATGAGTGTTGCCGACCTGAAGAAATTGGCAGAAACCCTGGGTATAGAAGTGACAGAGGAATCTACCGGTAAAGCTCTGAAAGAGCAGATCCTTGAAAAACTTGGTCTGTAAGTGAAATGAGGTGGCAGGATGGCTGATTTTGTAGAAGAAATCAAAAAGATGATAACTGAATATGATGAACAGATCGCGGTTTCAGATCTGGTTATCAATCTTGCCATCGAAGCATTTAAGGAACTGAGAAATTATCCGGGTTCGTGGGATGAAGATAGGATTCTTGCGGACCTGGAGAAAAACAAAGCCAAGATTGCTATGGCGGCGATTGAGATTGATTCCAAGAATGGTGCAGAAAATCAGCTGAGCCATTCGGAGAATGGAACTTCGAGAACTTATAGCGAGTATCTTATGGCTTACAAGGGAGTTGTTGGATTTGCAAACTGTGTATAAAAAGAAAGGTTAAGGTGATCCGGAATCTCCCAGCCGCGGGTAAGCGGTAAAGAAGATTGAGCGTGGCGAAAGCCGCAGGCGGCGCACGTTAAGCGGTGGTGGGTGGTGCGCCATATTTCTGTTTTGGAGGGAAAGACAATGAATTTTAAGAAAGCATATGAAGCGCTCAAACAGGGTGCTATGATTAAATGCCCGGAATGGGCGGGATATTGGAAATGGGAAGATAATTCCATTAAGATGCACTGTAAGGATGGCAGAATCCTTGATATTCGCGAGACAGAGAATGTTGAGTACACTCTCAATTTTATTCTTCGTGATGATTGGGAGATTGTCGGCGAAGCTGATGTGAAGGATTTGGATATTCAGACATTTACTTTCGGCGAAGCAATCCGCAAAATGAAAGCCGGACAGAAAGTTGCCCGCAAGGGTTGGAATGGCAAGAAACAGTACATTCAGCTTGCAACAGGCATTTCCTATGTGTCAGCAGATGGCGAGCTTGTGAATTGTGAGCATGATGCCATTGGAAATAAGGCAATCGCTTTTGTTGGAACATCTGGTGTTCAAATGGGGTGGCTTGCATCACAGGCAGACATGCTTGCAGAAGATTGGATTGTAGCTGAATAACTTCTTGTAGTTGTCCCTCTTTTGACATATAATTTCGTTGAAAGGGGAATACAAATGAAAAAAAGAGATCATGTAGCAAACAGTGATTTGACAATTAGTTCGCTTGTACTATTTAATGAACTATATGGGAAGAAAAAGTATGGAAAGTACAAATTTATAGTAAAACAGATTCCTACATCAGAATGGAACCTTCAAACTGCTGGCAGGATCAAATCATTAAAAATTGAGGTTAGAAATAGCGAAAAGCCACATAATTTACCGCATTTCCATGTTACGGCACCCGGAAAAGTTGATGCTGTTTATACTATCTCGCCAGTAGCTTTTTATAAAGGTGAAATCAGTGGGAAAGATAATAAAGCTGTTATTGAATGGGCAGAGAAAAATAGAGAAGTGCTTGTGGAAATGTGGAATGATTATCACGGTTATCGAATTAAGGTGAGCTAACGGGAGTGGTATGCGTTCATTAAAAAAGAATAAGCAGAAACTGTACTACGCAACGTACAGCGATGAAGTTCCCGTCTATGAAATGGACGAGGATGGAAAAATCAAACACACCGAGATTGACGGAGAACTGGTTCCGATTCAGATAGGTATTATGGCAGGCTATAACAAGCCTGTCATTTTTTATGCCAATATTGCGAGATCCGGCGGCGAAGCAGAAGCCAAGGAGTATGGCTTTGATATCGGCTCATATCAGGCAATTTTATCTTCATCGGATAAATTCTTGCCTATCACAGAAACGAGCCGTATTTGGCACGAGAGAGAGCCACAGTACCATGAGGACGGTTCGGTTGACGGGGACAGCGCAGACTATTCTGTCCTGGCTGACAAATCGTCTTTGAATGTGAAGAAATTCTTGCTGAAGAAGCTGCCGAGAGGAAATGAGTGATATGGCATTATCGAAGTTATCAGAAAAGTGCAAGGCTTGTCTGAAAGTTGATTCTTGCGACCACAAGAAAATGGAAATGTGTGCTTTGGCTGAATTACCACCTAAGATGTGCGCAGATGCCGGGCTGACCGCTTCGGTAAGTGCATCAGCACCAATTTTACGAGAGAGGATTGAAAGTCCATTGAGTTCATTTGCTTATCGAGATGAACTTGAAAAGGCGTTGAATGAAGCACATTTTGGAGACAGATTTATGATGTTTGGAGCGTGAAATATGGAAAACAGAAAAATCAATATCCTTGGAACTGAATACACGATTGAAACTCACAAAGTGTCAGAGGACAGTTATTTGGAGAAAAATAAACTGGCTGGATATTGTGGAGAAGAAAGCAAGCTGATTGTGATTGCGGATATGTCAGAGGAAAAGTATTTCTCTGGCATGGGCGAAAAAGAGCAAGAGGTATATCGAAAGAGAACCTTAAGACACGAAATTATGCACGCATTCTTGAATGAGAGTGGATTATCCGATTCCTCAAATCAGTATGGCGGCGCATGGGCGAAGAATGAGGAAATGGTTGATTGGTTTGCTATCCAGTCTCCGAAGATTTTCAAGGTGTATTCGGAGTTGGGATTGCTGGAAGGATGTTCTGCTTCAAAGACAACGATGACAGCTGAAGGTGCGACCATGATCACAGCGTGTGGAAATGTTAGTGATGTGATGAAAGTATTGAACGGATGCATCGTGGAGGACAAGAAGAGTGAGTAAGAAGATATCGTTCGGACTGTCCGTAAAAGAGATTCAGAATGCTATCAAGGAGATTAAGGAATACCAGAACAGTCTTCCCGGGAAATGCGAGGAACTGTGCCGGAGGTTATCCGCCGAAGGAATAGCCATTGCGCAGGCCCACATCGGCAGCAGTGGTTTCGGTAAGTACATTCGTCTGTCTTCTGAAATTTCTCCGGAAAAAGCTGGGTGCAAGGCAATCTTCTTCATGGAAGATTCACAAAAGATCGTGAGCAAATGGCAGAATCAAGACGGTGTGCAGAGCAAAGAAATCTCACCGGCACTCATGTTAGAGTTTGGTGCTGGACTTCCGGCACAGAATCCGGCAAACATTCCGGGCGTAGGAACGGGAACATACGGCACACATGGCAATGAGCCGGGATGGTGGTACATGGATCTGGAAGGGGAATGGCACTATGCAACCGGTGTTTCCCCGAAGATGCCGATGTACAACGCCGGTAAGGAACTGAAAGACAAGGTTGTGGAGATTGCAAGAGAGGTGTTCAAAAATTAAGGAATATCCGAGGTGGTAAATTTCGTTGCAACCACGCACCCTATAGGTTAAAAGAGATGCAGGAGCTGCGACACCTGCCGGATAAGTTTGGAGGTATGATGGCTGGGTTCGATTGGAATGAGTTCTATACAGTCTTTGAGAAAAAGATGAAAAAAGCATATCCGAAGTGTACCGTCGGTCGCTACGTAACACCGAAGAACACACAATTTCCGTATTTGGATGTTTCCCTGAGTGATAATTCCGGCGGCAATTATGATCTGCGGGGAAATGAAGGAAGCCAGCGCCCGTTGATCGTCATTACTGCATATGCTACCGGAACCACAGCAGACGGGATCTGCAATGCAATGAGCCAGACGGCAAAGAAGATCATGTTGTCCTATGGATTCCAGTGCCGTGGCGGACCTATACCGGTTGCCAATGCATCAGACCCTAATATTTCCCGGTGGGTAGGAAGATACCAACGGACATTTGGCAGTGGAGATACACTGCAGCAATTTAATTAAAACCCATCGAAATCGAGGGGGTTAGATAAACGCAACAGAGAGCCGAAAGGCTCTTATTTTTATACCGGTTACCGGACAGGTAATCGCTGACCGCAGAAAGATAGCGGTAGAAAGTGAGGAAAAGATGGCAGAACAGGCTTTATCAACCATTGGGGTGGTATTTGGCTGGGGCATTGGTACTTTAACCACACCACCTACATCATGGAAGGAAATTGAAGAGTGCATCAGCATTGGTGGCGTAGAGGTAACCAAAGATAAACTGGATGCAACTCCGTTGAAGTCCAAGAGAAAAAAGTATACCGGAGGTCACGAGGACACCGGTGGTGAGTTGCCGACTGTATTCAATAACACGGATACTTTCGATAAACAGTGGGAAGAGATGCTGGATGCTTACGAAGGAAGAACAGCTACACAGTGTATGTGGTTCTGCGCATATCATCCTAAGAAAGCTAAGATGAATGTGTACATTGTTGAACCCGGATCACTGCCCGCACCTGAGTATGCAGTAGGAAATGTGCTGCAGTATACGATCAACAATACTCTGATAGATTTACCAGATTGTATCACCGCAGTGGAGCCTACTGCGCCTGGAGCCGGCGGCTGATAAAAATTAGTAAGCAAGGAAAACGGGGCGGTCTTAGGACTGCCCCTTCCCCTATAAACAGGGAGAAAGGGAAGGAATATGAGAACTATTACTGTAAACGGAACTGAATTAAACATGGTATTTACTTATGCTGCGGCAGAGTGCAAGGAACTGGTGCAGAGAATGTTCAGCGTAGTGTCTGGATCTTATATTTTTAAAAACAATAGTGAAAACAGAGCAGAAGCGGTGCTGAATGGTACAGCAGAGATGGTTGCAGAGATCCCGCAGATCTGCAGTATTGCGTTTTACGCAGGCTTGCTGGAAAAGAATCCTGCTTCCTTTGAAGATGCAAGATCAATGATGCACACCTACATGGAGGAGAATGAACTGTCCTATGCTGGACTGTACAAGCAGATCAAGACGTGGATGGAGGAGGACGGTTTTTTCAAGCTGTCCGGTCTGACGGAGATGTTGGAGGAAATGATCCAGAATGCGGAAGAGAAGATTCCGAAGCAGCCCAAGGCTCCGCAGGATCACCGGAAGAAGTCAACTTCCGGAAAATAATCTGGGAGGATCATTTTCCGCTGGCGTATGCAATAGGAATCTCTTTGGAGGAATTTAAGCATATGACTCCGACAGAGTTGGGGTACTGCCTAAAAGGCTATGAAACGCGCAGGAAGATGCAGGACAGGGCAGTGTGGGAATACTTCGGCACCTATGGTTTGTCTGCTGTTATGACGGCGGTAGAGCATTGTCTGGCAGGCTCCAAAGCGGTATCGAGGTATATCGAGAAACCAAATCTGCAAGATGGAACATTGCAGAGCAGACCGCTTACGGAAGAGGAAAAAATGTTAGAAGTAGATAAGTTCTTTGCACAGGAAGAAGCAAGAAGAATTAACTGGAGGAGAACACATAGAAAAAAGATGGAACAGCAGGGCGGCGATGTATCATAGCGTTGCCGCTTTTTAGGGCATTTACTATTTCTGCAACCTGTGATAAGATGAGGGTGTGGAGGTAATGCCTATGGTATGCAGATACTGTGGATACGATATGGGTAGTGATGAATTGCTTCTCTGCCCGAAGTGTTTTAAAAGCACGGAACTGAATGAAGAAAATATAAAAAACATATCTGCTACAATACGGCAGATGAACCCAAAGAGAAAGAAATCAGTAGTGCATGATTATTCGGATGAAGAAATCCTTGCATTAGGGTTATACCCAAAGGATGAAGGATACAAAATGAGCCTGATATCTCGGATACTTGGCAAATAATATATAGAAATCAGAAGGAGCGGTTTTCCCGCTTCTTTTTTTGTACTGAAAATTACCGGCTATTGAATGGATGATAGTCGCTGACTTATAACAATTAGAAAGTTGGTGAGTTCGTGGGAGCAGAAGTTGACCGCTTAGAAATAGAGGTTGAGGCACAGGCCACAAAAGCGAATAATGCCTTAGATAAACTGGTTGGAAACTTGGAGCGACTGGCTGGATCCCTTGGAAGCATCGATGGAAATAGTTTCCTTGGTTTTTCAAAGGGAATTTCTGATATTAGTTCTGCCATGCAGGGGCTGAAATCTGCTGATATAAGAAAAACAGACTTTAACAGGCTGGCAAAAGGTATTGCAGAATTAACATCGTTAGACACCTCAGGACTTAGTCGGACAGCAAATGCAATGAATGGTCTTGCTGATTCCATTATGGGCTATGAAGCGGTCGCAAATAGTGCGGAAGCAGTAGGAAATCTTGCAAAGGGTATATCTAAGCTGGGAAATAAGAGCGTTATCACAGCTATCGACAATATGCCGAAGCTGGCAACGGCATTAAACAGCATGATGAATACTCTGTCTAAGGCTCCTACGGTTAGCAGTAATCTGATCAATATGACTACTGCACTGGCGGGATTGGCGAATCAGGGCAGCAAGGTAGGAAGTACTACCCGGAGCATGACAAGTAGCCTTAATGGCTATTCTGCGAGCGCACAGAGGGCATCTAAGAGCAGTAAAGGCCTGGCATCTGTATTCGGATCACTATACGCAAATTTCTTCTGGGTAAAGCGTGGAGCGGATAAACTCTGGAAGTCTATCGAGACATCCATGGATTATGTGGAGACTCTGAACTATTTCGATGCTGCCTTTGGACAGGTTGCAGAGAGTGAAGTCTCCCAGTGGGAAGACGCAGGAGCAGAATCAGCGGAAGCCTATTATAAGTCGTTCAGTGACCGCGCGAAACAGATTACCTCTAAAATGACCGGGTTCTCTGTGAAAGACGATGGAACCTTACAGGCAACGGGGCAGCCCAGTCTTGGTATTGATCCCGAGAAGCTGATGAACTATCAGGCCACCTTCGGTCAGATGGCATCCTCTATGGGAGTTACCGCAGAGACATCATTGAAGCTGTCGCAGGCTCTTACAGAAATCGGTGGAGATCTTGCATCCGTAAAGAACCTTGATTTTGACAAGGTTTGGAATGATATGGCATCCGGCCTTGCCGGAATGAGCCGTACACTGGATAAATACGGTGTTAATATCCGTAATGTAAACTTACAGCAGAAGTTAAATGAACTTGGTATTCAGGCAAATATCACGGCGCTGAATCAGAACGACAAGGCACTGCTGAGAGCAATCATCCTGTTGGACAGCACCAAATATGCTTGGGGAGATTTGGCTACTACGATCAACCAGCCTGCAAACCAGTTGCGATTGATTGAGAGCAACTTCCAAAACCTGTCCCGGACCATAGGTAACCTGTTCCTGCCGGCGGTGTCCAACGTATTGCCATATGTCAATGCTATGGTGATTGCCTTACAGAGACTGGCTACATGGCTGGGAAATCTGCTTGGAATTGATCTTAGCAAGGTTACATCATCAGTAGCCGATAGTAGTTTTGATTTCGGATCCATTGCCGATGAAGCGGAAGCGGCTACAGAAGCAGTCAATAAGCTGCAGAAGGGCATTCGTAAGTTCGATGAACTGGATGTGATTACCACCTCTTCGGGATCATCTTCCGGCAGCGGCGGTGGTTTAGATTCCGGGCTGTTGGACGATGCTTTCAACAAATCCTTCGAGGAATATCAGAAAGCCTGGGATGAAGCCTTTGCCAACATGGAGAATAAGGCACAGGATCTTGCCGATAAGATTGAGGAATTCTTCGCACCTGTGAAGAAAATCTTCCAGGATCTGTTTGATGGTGACTTCTTCGCCGCCGGACAGGATACTTCTAAACTGGTGGCTGGGATTTTTAACTGGTTCGCCGATGCGATTGCGGCGGTGGATTGGTATAAAATTGGTCACAATATCGGAGAATTCCTTGACGGGATTGACTGGATAGATATTTTTCGTTCTGTTGGCCGTCTCATGTGGGAAGGATTGAAAGCCGCATTTGAAGTTGTATCTGGTATTTTTGATGTGGCTCCTGTTGAAGCAACTATACTATCGCTCACTGCACTTCTCAAAATCATAAAGTCACTTACTGGATCGAAGTTCTATGCAGGGATTATGAAGCTGGTAGGTGGCTTTAAAGATTTCTATGCTACAGCAAAGTTACTTGGAAACGGTAATGTTTTTAAAGGATTGTCCGGATCTATAAGTAAGGTACGAGATAATATGGGATTGCTCAACAGAGCAGCGATAACTGCAGTAGCTGGGTTCGCTGAGTTTAAGGTTGTTTATAATACAACGGGTGATTTGATCAAGGGAACAGAAAACCTTGCAGCCGGTTTGGCAAAAATAGGTGGAGCTGTTACATTAGCTGGTGCAGCTATGTATGTTACACTTGGACCTGCCGGAGTAGCTGCTGCGGCAATAACTGGAATCACAGCTGGTCTGATGGGTATAGACAATGCGTTTATTGAAATTAGAGAGTCAGCGAGAGAAAGCGAAGAAATTGATAAATACGGTGATACCCTTGAAAATATTTCGATTAAGGCGCAGGAAGCATCCCAAAGTTTGCTGGAGGCATCGGAGGCAAGACGGACCTTAGTTGAAAATGTTGGAGATATAGATGTCAGCTATATCAATACATTAAAGGATAAATATTTCGAATTATCCCAAAAGATCGGATTGTCGGTAGATGAACAGGCAGAGTTAAAGCTGGTTTCGGAGAAATTGGTAGACTATTTCCCGCAGCTGGAAGAATTTTATAATAGTACGACCGGATTACTCGATGTTCAAAGAGAGACCTTAGAAGAATTAATAACGCAAAAAGAAAAGGAACTTAAACTTTCTGCAATAAGTGATCAGTGGGAAGCAGCATTAAAAGATCAGATTGAAGCACAAAAGGACTTAAAGGAAAATACCACTAGCTTGAAAACGGCAACAGATGAGTTGTCGACAGCATATGCTGAAATGGAAGCATATCAAAATTCGTTTGCAGATCCCAGTATGGCAAATTTGCAGGATTATTGGGATAAAATCGGTAAATTAACTCTAGCCGTTGAGACATATACAGAGTCAACCACCAATGCAAAAAAAGCGTTAGAGGAAATCAATGGTGAAATTGAAGATTATTCGGCAATGTATTCCGAATGGAGTAACGATTTTGAAAATCTGGGTACGGATGGATCTACGGGATATGCGGAGGGCTTTGAAGAATCCGCAAGTAAAGCCATAGAGGCAGCTAATAAGATGATTTCATCAGTGCTGGATGAAATGGCTACGGAACAGGATTCTCATTCACCGTCGAAAAAAACAAAAGAATTAGGAAAAGATGCCGTTGATGGATATAATCTTGGAATAACCGATAATACAGATAGTACACTGGAAATTATTGATGGTTTTATAGATAAGGCTTTGGAAAAATTCTCAACTATTACATCATCGGTTGAGTCTATTGGCGTTAATACCATAAAAGGCTTAATAGATGGCATGAGCAGCATTGAGAATGATCTTTACCGAAAAGCAGAGGATATAGCGGACAATGTCACTAAAACAATGCAGACTGCCTTAGACATTCACAGTCCGTCCAGAGTTATGTTCGAACTGGGCGGGTATACGATGGAAGGTTTTAAGGATGGTATGGAAAATCTATACGATCCTATTGAGTCATCATTGAAAGCATTGGGGGGACGAGTAACAGTAGCACCTTTGGCAGGTGTTGATAGAACATATAACACCACAGAATTTATGAATCAGTATTCAAGTAGGATGAATCCGGTTCAGATAAGTACCAAAAGCAATAGCGAAGCAGATGCGCTTCTAAGGCAACAAAATAATCTGCTACAAAGACAGAATGAATTACTGCTTCAGATATTGCAGAAGCCTACCATTGATAATGACGATGTATTCCAGGCTGCAAGATCCGGCTATCGTGTTGAAGCCACGAGACTTGGGGCAAAAGGTAATCCTCAACTTGTTTGGGGATAGGTCATTGAGGAAACTCCCATAATATGGTATTCTGAATATATCATATTGTGGGAGGGATTATATATGGAATACAAAAGCGTAAATTCAAAAATGATTATAGGTGTGGTGGCAGTAGTTGGAATTATTGTATTTTTTATATGGTTCTTGGTTATGTGCAATACTCCGGAGTACAAATATGGAAAAGAAGCGGTTGAAGATGCAAAAGCGGCTATTTTTACAGCAGATCAGTATTTAGACAGAAAACTTACAGACAGAGAATTTGATATACAGATCATATATTGTAACAAAGATGTCGAAGTTTCAGATAAGGCATACGATATATATTCCAATATAGATTTTATGAGGCTTGCAGTTTCAGATGCTGATGTTTTGAAATATCGAAATCAACTGGCAAATATAATAGGGGAAAAGGAAAGATGATTTTCTAAATACGCTATTGACATATTATGAAAGGTGTGGGGAATATGGACAGTATAAGAAGAGGAGAAATTCTGGACTTTAAAGTAGTGTATGTAGACTCTTTATATGATTATGTTGCAAAGGACGACATAGAATATGCAAATAAAGTAAAGGATGAATGGGAGACATTTAGCGGACTATGTTACATAACGAAAGAAAATGAAATGGAGTTATTGGTTGTAAAAGATAGAGGCGTAACGACTATTGGAACGGTGTTTCATGAGAAGATTCATGGGTTAGATTATTATATGTTTTCTGACTATACAGGTAATTCAAACCTAAGAGAACTACAAGAAAATGTTCCGTTTCATTATTGGACAGAATTTCATGCAGAATATCAAACATATATGTATTTGATTAAGGCAAACGGGTTATCAGATACACCTCAAAAAGCAGCTGACGAATTAAGAGAAAAGATCCAAAATGTGTATAGTGGATTGAAAGTGTACCTTGATGATTTGTTAGATATATCCATCAGACAGTACGGTAGATATATTGCCCTACAGGAGTGCTATCCTGAACTGCCAATCCATAAGGCAAAATTTTATCCTAATGAGAGTTTTATGGATATATACATCTTTTTGAGGAAGCACAGAACTTTTAATAGTATTATGGAGGATATGTCAGAGTGGGACAGGCTGTTGGCTGCAACAGAACAGTCATAAAACTGATGACTGCGGCAATATATTTGGATAGGTAGTTACAAAAGAAGGGGAATCACAAATGAAAACCTTATATATTATTATATTGTTTATTGTTACGCTCATTTTAATGCACATTGAAGAAATAATACAATCGAGAAAGAAAGTTTCAAAAACTAAGAAAAGAATATTAAGACTTATCGTAACTATTGTAACGACGCTTGCTGGAGGAGTAGCATATGATTATACAAAAGGTATATGGTTTGAAGAAAGTAAAGAAAATGGTTTACTGCGAGGCTCAGTACCTTATTATGTAGAAACCAACGAACAGTATGGAAATTTTTGCATTGAATTAGAGTCAAAAGGCGAAATTTCAGAGCAGGGTTTTCAAATATCAATAGGGTATGTTAATTCGGAGTATTCAGAGGTTATAGTTTGGGATTATTCAGAACCAGTATGGTTCAACTTTGAACCTATGGAATATGAGATTACCATTATGAGCCCCGATGGATCATATAATGAAACATATCCATGTACAGTTGGTAAGAATGGGGATACGTTATTGACATTGCCTATATATTGAAAAATTAAGAAACCAAAGACAAGATGGGAATTTTTATGAAGGAAAATGTTCTTGAACAAAGACCTAAAATAGTTACAAAAGGTGAGTATACTATTATAATTATAAGATATTTATATGCGAAATATCAAAATAAGTGCTATTTTGTACTTTCTTTAATTTTTTCATTTTTCATGATATGTGATTGTGAATCAGATTTGTTAATAAAAATAATATTATTTGCTTTGGTTTTTGCGATGTGGTTTTGCTTTTTTAAATTTGGAGGATTTTTTTTAAATAAAATATTAAATAAGAAAATTGGAAAAACAATAGGCATTAATTTATTCACACGAACTATACATATGAATGATATAACTTCTGGTGATAGTAATTCGATTATAAATGAGTTTTATAATGATTTTCTGAATATTGATTTAAAATTTTTGAATAGAAATGTTAAAACACTAACGCATCATATTATAATAGAACAATTTATAAAAAAAATGCAGGATAATGGATACAAAGTTGAAAAGAAATATGATGGTGAGATAGAATATACAAAAAAGAATGGGGAAAAAAGAAAAATAGATATATTAGGAAATTGTGATATATTTGTAGACAATAATAAATATACAATAAAAATAAAGTATAAAAAACAACGATATTTATATGAAACGGCGTACATTAGTAAAAATTTTAGTGATTATATTGCAAAAGTAATTCCAAAGAGATGTTTTTATAATGTTTATATTCCAAAAGAGTTATTGACTGCATTAAAGGAATAGTTCTGATGGTTAATTATCGAACCATAAACAAAATTTGATAGAGAAGTAGCGAATTAGGAGCAAAGAGTAGCATCTTCGGAGCCTTGAAAGAGCAGGCACTGGTGGTACACTTGCTCCTTTTATGTTCCAGCCAAAGATAACATATTTCCAAAATACAAAAGATCTATATCACGACAATAAATAACCAGTATGGAGGAATGAGTTATGTTAGTGGAGATTAGAATTGTAAACAAAGAAGAGGTAACGGTTATCACAAGTCTTGATGTTGCCGAAACATTTGGAAAAGAGCACAAGCGTGTATTGCAGGACATTAGGGAACTACGGTGCAGTGAGGAATTTGGAAAGCACAACTTCGTGCCCTCTTCTTACACATCCGTTCAGAATAAGGAATTGCCGATGTATTATATTACGAGAGACGGATTTACACTTCTTGCTATGGGTTATAATGGTGAGAAAGCGATGCAATTCAAAGAAGCTTACATCCGGCAATTTAATGAAATGGAAAAAGCACTACTCGGAAAGATAAAGGAACGTGAAAAAGGAATTGCTGTCAGACAGGCTCTGACAAAAGCAATTCAGCAGTCTGGCGAGAATGACCGTATGCATGGCCATGCGTATTCAACATATACGGATTTGATATATAAAGCAGTTCTGGGGAAAACGGCAAAGCAGTTAAGAGAGGAACTTGGAATTGGAAAACAGGATAACTTAAGAGACTTACTTTCCACAGAAGAATTAGCTAAGGTTAAATCTGTGGAAATGGTCGTAAGTGGTCTTGTGGACTGCGGCTGGGGATATAATGAAATCAAAGAATTTATTACCAATACAGAAAGAAAGCTGATTGTTGCAGCTTAGATATGGATAGAGCACTTACCTTCTGGTAGGTGCTTTTCTTATACAAAAAATTCCGACTGCCGCCAGATGGCAGCTGCTTACCAGAACAATTAGAGGTGGAGATCATGGCATATAGCGGATGGCTATTGAAAATTGGAAATTACACAGTGGATGAAGAGCGGTTCATCAAAGCTGAAAGCTACAGCCCTTATGACAACATGCAGGTACTGGATCCTTGGACGGATGCAAACGGCTATGAGCACATCAATGCCGTAGATCTGAAGGCTTTGAAGGTGGAGTTTGAAACACCGGCTGGACTCACGAATGATGACTTCAAAGAGTTCATGGATAGGATCCGTGAGAATTACGTGGAGGGTAAGGCACGAAAATGCATAGTTACAGCATATATCCCGGAATATGATGATTATGTGACCCAGCTTTGCTACATTTCTAATTTTCAACCGCAGATCTATGGAATATATGATGGGAAAATCCATTACAATTCGATTCGTTTTGCGATAATCGGAGGTGTGGCGAATGATTGAGTATAAGCACGAAGATCTCTTCCGGGATGGAACCGATAAGCAGCTGAGTATAGTGTCCTCTGATGGAAATGTGAATATCACTAATTCAGAGATCCATTACGAGCAGTTCGAGCTGAAGGAAAGCCTTTGCTCACAATCAGAATTGACCTTTGGGGCCTGCGAAGCCAGTCAGATAAAATTTAAGATATCGAATGTATTTACATCGATGGTGGGAATGCAGCTTGCAGTTACCACTACTTTAGAGGGGCAGAAGGATGCTCCTTTTTCTTTTGGAAAATATAGAGTTGTATCGGATAAACCAACTGCAGACCGCCGGTACCGAAATGTAACGGCTTATGATACCATGTACGACATCCTGAATGCAGAGGTATCCAGGTGGTATAACAGCCTTGCATTTCCGATGAAACTCAGGGCATTCCGTTACAGTTTTTGTGCCTATGTCGGCGTGGAGCAGGAAGAAATCACGCTGGTTAACGATGATATGGTAATAGAAAAAACCATAGATCCCGAAGAACTCTCGGGAAAGACAGTTATTGAGGCTATTTGTGAGATCAACGGCTGCTTTGGACATATCGGCAGAAATGGGAAATTACGGTATGTGGTGCTGGAGCAGATGATCGAGGGGCTGTATCCGGCGGATGATCTGTATCCATCCGATGACCTTTATCCTGCAGATCCGATGGGCACCACAGAGGTATCTCGTAGTCACTATATCTCTTGTCAGTATGAGGATTTTATCTGCCAGCATGTAGACAAATTGCAGATCCGCCAGGAAGAAAATGATATCGGGGCAATCTCTGGTACCGGTGATAACTGCTACATCATCGAAGATAACTTTTTAGCGTATGGCAAGTCTGCGGCAGACCTGCAGACCATCGCAGACAACGTCCTCAGCGTGATCGGTGTCGTATGGTACCGTCCGGCACAGGTGGAAGCCCGCGGCAATCCCTGCCTGGAGGTAGGGGATGGTATATTGTTGCACACAACTCGGGAGACCATTTATACCTACATCCTGCAGCGCACATTAAAAGGCATACAGGCACTTCGTGACAGCTATACGGCGGAGGGCGAGGAATACAGGACCGGACAGGTTAATGGACTGCAGAAGCAGATTATCCAGTTAAAGGGAAAAACCAACACACTGACTAGGACGGTGGATGAAACCCGTCTGGAAATGAAAGATATCAACCAGAATCTGTCCACGCAGATCAGCATCAATGCACAGCAGATACTTACCAAGGTATCCAAGGACAATATCGTATCTGAGATCAATCAGACGGCGGAGAGCATAAAAATCAAAGCCGAAAGGATAGATTTGGTTGGTATCGTCAATGCAGATGAGATGGTAGTAAAATATGCGACCATTGAGAACTTGAATATAACCAAATTGGAGTTAAACAACCTGATTGCTACCAAGGCGACTATTGATTCACTGAATGCTGTCAGTGGCCGCGTGGGGAGCCTGGAAGCAGATCATGTGACTACATCTGATCTGTCAGCCGTATCAGCCCGTCTGAGCAACGTGGAAGCCAACTATATCAGCGCCAGCACTGTAAAGGCAGACTACATGGAGGTATCCAACTGGACATCCTCTGGGGTGATTAAAGCGGACAGAATCAGCGCTGCGACTATCGTAAATAAGCTATCAAGCGTTGATCTGGTCAGCGTAAGAGCTATCGGTGTGTCGGGCTATATGAATTATAAGGGTACGGTAGTTGCGTGGAGAACAAAAACCATTAGTGGGACTGTTATTACTTATTTGGGGCCGGAGGATTAAGAATGAGCAATTTAGAAATCAAGGAATTTAGTCAGGCAATTACAAACTTTGTGGAAGCATCTCCGTTGCCGGAGGAAGTCAAGCGTATGGCATTACAGGAGAATTTGGCACGTCAGGAGCAGAAAGCCAGAGATGCATTACTGGCGGAAATTGCGGATCGGGATGCGGCCGAGGCGGCAACACAGGAGGAGGTGAAGCAGGATGCAGAGAGCGTATGACTGGGAAGAGAACTATTGGGAGAATAAGCCATTGACCAGGACACCAGTAAATAAAACCAACTTGGACAAGCTAAGTAATGCGACTCGCACTATTGATGAGCGTGTGATTACTCTGGACCTGACTAAGCTGTCAAAGATAGAAGCTAATGGGATGATCACG